ACTAGACAAGTGCCAAATAACACAATCGCTCCATTAGCATCTACTTGATACCACTCATTAGCCCCCGCATCATTAGTCTTGTAGAACCCTGCTGCTAACTTAAACTGTCCATTGGAATCAGTAAAGACTAAGTCGTATAGCCCCAACGTGCCACTAGCCCCATTAACGTGGGCCACATAATATGTCTGGTCTATAGCGTCAGCACAAGCCAACTCACTAGTTGCAGCAATTGTGCTTGATGAAAATGATGTAAGAGCAGCAGGGCAGGCAACCGAAATATCAAATACAGTTCCTGAGCATGGCCCAATAAATTCAAGATTCAATATAGATGGGCTTGCTGCTATCTTTGGTATAACCATCAGTGTATTTCCCGGAGCCAATACTGTTAACTCCATTTGTCCAGCCAATACACTCACAGATGTATTTGTGCCAAGAGCAGCAAAGTCCGTTCCATCGTATTGGAATTCAGCCAAAGTATAAGGAGAGCCTGCCACGATACCACAGTCAGCAGATTGCAATCCAATATACGTTGGAAGCCCTGCGGTACCTTGAAGCCATCCAGATGTCGGTGAAGACACACCATTGTACACAACGCTATTATAGACAGCTTTGATGCCATCAGGGATGTTTATGGTATTGAATCTAATTAGAACAGCTCCTATTGCAGCACCTAAGTCTGTGTTAAGGTAATAGATACCTTGTAATCCATCAGCAGATATAGAGTCTCCGCAAGGGATAGTACAAGAAGGACAGGTTTGCTGAGGTAGAAGTACGCAGTCCACCAGCTCCCTTGAGATAATACCATCTGAGTAGAATCCATTAGGGGCACATACCGTTAAAGCTGCGTTCGTAAACACAGCTGTAGCGGAGCCTAGTGATGGAGCATTTAAGTAATACGTTGAGCTTGTAGCCATTTTATTTTTTAGTTTAACTTACTTCGCATCCGCAGCAAACATCAATTAAAGCAGTGCTAGAGTAGCATAATGTTAAAGGAGTAGAATCTCTAAGGTCCCAAACAAGATACAAGTAATCCTGCAAAGCAGGCACTGTAAATTCTGCATAATTAATATTCCCACTACCTTGATTTGGCGTAGCCGTAGTGGCCAATCCTAGCAACGTAGATATGTTTGCAGGAGTATTGGTGTAGAGCGTATTAGTCATCAAATACTTGAACTTGTCAGTAGCAGGATTAAACACAAACGTGTCCGTAGACAGCTTATTGGTAATCATCCTAAGAGTGCTGCCTGCTGGAGGGAAAGCCCCAGAGCCTACAGGACCAGTCAATGCGCTATATCTTGATACCAATGGATTCTCAGACGAAGATAAGAACGTAGTAAGAACAGATTGCAATGGCGAGGTAAATGTGTTGTCAATGTATCTGTACTCATTGTGTATACTCTGACCTGCTTCAAAATTATTTGTCACAACAATTTGAACAATTGTGAGATTATCAGCTACCGTACATCCAGCAATTACAGAAAGAGATATGTTTCCTGTGTACTCAATAGTTATTGTCGCACTCTCAACGGATATATTATCCTTAGGGAATGTAAGCGTTCCACTAGTGGTTTCAGGGCCAGTAGTAAACGTGTTACCATCATAGACTACAGTTAGCTCAAATGAAGCGCCAGCACTAATTGTCTGTACGGTATAATCAATATCAGAAGAGCCTACAACAGCACCCAAGTCCACACAATACTCAAATGTTTTTGTTTGAGCGGGTAATGTGCTAAGAGTAAATGTCTGCAGTATACCACAGCCTAAGCACTCAGGGTTCAAAGGAATCTCTCTATCATTAGTAGATAGTACATATTCATTCATGTATGGGTCAAACCCACCAAGCTTCTGAGTAGAGTATGAGGCATTGAACTCATCTCTAAACCAAGTACGCATACCAAGCTCAGATATGACAGCCAATTGGTCATTGCCAGTAGAGTTACCTACAAGCTGAATTACAACCCCTCTCTTTACGTCAGTAAAGAATCTATTGAACCCCCACTGCACATAGCTCTCAGGGTTAAAGCTGATGCCATACTTCTCAGTCCTTGCGATTTGATTACCCAATACCTCAGGCACAGATGCAATAACGCCACCTCCTGTAGAGTCTGAGATAATGTTTTTGCTTGATAGCACATAAGATATCTTGTCTTCCTGAAGAACAAGAATGTCGGTCTCTCTGCCATCTAATATGTAGATATCTCCAAAGGATGGCTCAAGGACCTTATAGTTAAGCAATCCAAGGTTAAACTCGTTAAGCTTATTTACATTTGACTCAGCGCTATAAACACCACTGTAAGTAATGTCTGCAAATCTATCAGCCTCTCTATAATCCTGAGCAGAAACAGCAGTTACCCTGTTACCAAAGTTGAAGAAATTACCAACGATAGAGTCTCTAATCTTATAGCTTTCTGCTCCATTACCAAATGAGAAGCAGTTAAAGAACTTAGTATCAACAATAGCTGGAATCCCTGAATTAATATCTTGATTCTGAACATTGCCTTGGTGGTTCCCATTGACAATAGGAAATGACATTTCGTTCTCAAAGAATACATCAGGCAAAGCCTCTGATGGCTCTGTCTCAAATATTATAATCTTATCAGAACGGAATACCGTTACGTTTACTTCTACGTTTGAGTCCCGTGCTCTTGGTTTAAATCCGGGGCCATCGCAAGAAACAGTTCCTGTAATCAGTAGCTGTAGCTCATTTGTAGTTGGGTTCCTATAGAACTTGTAATAGTTTGTGCAGACAGCTGTAGAGATTGGATTAGCAATGATGTTAGTTGTAATGCCCTCAAATTCATTGTCTATCTCGCAGGCATTCGAACCAACAACCTTTATACCATCATTTAAATACTGCTCAATGTTCTCACCAACAAACCAATCGTACATATTGTCGTATGCGTTTGCTGATATAAAAGTCTTTTCAAGGGTATTCCTTCTCTCCTCACATCTATTCCCTTCTCCCCCTCTGAATTGCTTTATTGACATTATAATTCTACTCCCTGAAGGAACGTCATAATCTATATACGTCCAAGTAGGATTAGCTGGGTCAGTTCCAGCTATGTTCATTGGATAAACTAATATAGGATATTCACCACCTCTTTTCTCTTTTACTAATCTTTTTCCCGGAGCAATAATTGCGTCCTCATCCTTAATAATATTAAAGCTGTTTGGATTAATTTTTGCATACACACCAGCTGGTACAGGAATAAGAATCTCAGGGTCATCCTCACTTGGTATCTCTATAAACCCTGAAGCCTGAGAAGATTTCTCTAGTACAGTTGCGTACACGCAGTTGTTGGTTGGCCCTTCTGAGTCAGCCTTAACTATAAATCTATCCCCAACCTCAACCTTTCTAGAGTTCTCTCCCTCTAGTAAGAAATAGGCATTGTTGCTCTCAGGGTCTTCGAAGAATATAGTGCAGTAAATTGTCTCATAATTCTCCTCACTAGGCTTGATAACAAATTTGTATCTAGTAGCCCAAGCAGGAGGGAATTGAGCAGGTGGTATAGTTACCTGTATAGAGTTCTTAAAAGAAGACAATCCACAAGGAACATGGACTGTATTGTCAGGACTGACAATTGCTGTCGTAGACCTATTGAACTCATCCATGTAAACAATAGCAACCTCATAGTCTCTGTTACTGTGTAAGCTTTGAGTATTGCCAACCTCCTGAAAACTCGCTTGAGAAAATGTTACAGCGTAGTACTCATAAACCTCTTGAGTAGGCGTAACAGGGTCGTCCACATACTTCATTGCAGGAAACTGCAATCCTATTTGATTACTAGCAGGAGATGTTAGTATCCCTATCGCCTGATTGACTGCTGTAATGCCACTTGCAATTTTACTTAAGCCGCTCAAGTCACTTGGCAATGCGCAATTGAATTGGTCCGTAAAAGTAATCCCATTGCAAGAATCTACAACAGGCTCTATATTGGCATCTCCTACTGCATTCTGAAACTCTATACTTGATGCCAACTCATACACTGACGTGTAGTCCTTAGATAAGAAAAACGTAAAGTCAAGTCTTATATTCTCTGTAGTCTCAGTTGGAAAAGGTAAATCACCAGACCAATCCTCATGGTCTAAAGTAACCTCTAAATTTATAGCAGCACCATTAATTAGCTCCTTGCCATCTAAGTCAATATAAACAACAGCATTAGGAACACTCAAAGGGCCGTCAATAGAATAGTTGCCAGACTGAGTATTTGTATCTGTAGTAGTTACACCAATTTCTTCTGAAACCAATTCAGTAGAGTACTCAATCATTAATGGCGCTCCATTTTCATCAACTAAGTTGTATCCCTCTACATAGTTACCGTACATTAAACGGTTCCCCATAATAGTCTGGGCCTTTGCAAATCGAGGCACGTTGTCATAAAGCCTTAATAGCTCGGACTCAGATAGGATTGTAAATATCTTGTTGTTTGTAAATGTGTATGGATACTCTGTATTATCAAGGATGCCTAAGTTCTTTTTGTCAAGCTTCTCAATAACACGAATGATGTTTGCATCAGCCTTCTTAAACAACAAGTCAATGCCAACCACCAATGGCCCTCCTGAATTATACGTGATAATTGCTGAGTTACATAGGTTGGTCATCCCCTCATTCAAGTAGCTATCGATGCTAAAGTTGAACGCTTTAGGAACAAATGCAGGAGCAGACCACTGAGATGTAGCACTGTACTCACCGTCCTCATATTGGTATCTATAAGCGAAGCAAATAAATCTAGTCTCTAGATAATTCTCTTGGCCATTATTTACTACAGGCTGTACAGCTGGTGCCTCAACAGGTGGCTTCTTAATTACTAACAAAGACTCCGCACTAACCTCGTCAATATTTGTGATTGGGTTAGGGTAGTTCTTCTGAACATTTAAAACTCTAGGAGGGTTGTAGTCATCTGTAAAAAACAGAAGCTTATTGTCCAAGATATCCAATCCAGTGATAAGATAATTGGAGTTGAAATTTAAAGTGGTGTTTACGTTACCGCCATCATTAATTGAAATGACATGATAGGTCAATATGTTTGTGCTAACATTAAATGACACTATCAAGTCAAGCTTGCCTGTGGCTCCAACAGGAAAAGTAGGGTCATGGAAAAACCAATAAATAGTTTCGGTAAAGCTATTCTCAATAGCGCCAATACATCTAGCATTAACACTTAGAGGGGTTCCATCAATATAGCTTAATGATGTCAAAGGGGTATTACCCTTGGTGTTTTCAATTACACCAATCTCGGACTTCTCAGTAGAGCCCATCCTCACGTTCATAGCATCAATGTATTCTCCGTCAGGGACAACTCTTTGGTCATAGACCTTATTCATTCTCCCTGCTGTGAAGTTCCTGCTAAACTTTGCCATCTTATTTAATTTGCTTGTCTAATCCTCTCAAATTCATTAAGAGTCTACCCGGATGAATATTACTGATTCTAATCTTAGCGTTTCTCAATAAGGCTGACTTCTCCTTGCGAGCACGAGCAACAATATATTCTTGCACTCCTAGCTTGCTACTCAATATTTCATACTGAATATAAGCATAAACGTACTTTTCAAATAACTTATTTACCGTAATCTTTGAGTTGTCTCCCTGCTCCATTCCGTCAGATACGTACTCTACAATACACTGCTGACCAGCCATTGGTGAGTCAAAGTTAATTACACCAGCTTTCCTGTCAATGTTAAAGGTAGGATTAAAGTTTGCCGTCTCGGTATTTAAGCCATAAGCGGCACCAATGTTCCCTTCAAAATACCACATCCCATCGTAGTTCCATCCTTCGTTGCCATCAAATTGATTGGCCTTGTTAAGGTAGATGCTTTTCTTAATGCTAGTGATGTTGTCCAAATCAATCTGAGAATACTCAGGAGACAATGCATTACCCTGCTCGTCAAATAGAATCCTATACTGATTGTCCTGAAGGTATGCTTTAGATGATAAGGTCTGAATGTTTTCAGATAGTGGTCTCAACCATCCGTCTTTGTAAAGAGATATCCTCACCCAGTTGACATAGTCAGATGGCAGGATATACTTTAAGTTATCGCCAACAGTAAGCTCTAGAACCTTTATCTCTTTAAATGCATCGTAGTTCAACTCTTGGATAGCTCTCTTTGCATGGAACAATATCCTGTATCGCTCCTCGTTGTTCACTAGAGAATGATTCCCTGAGTACATTAACAAGAAGTTGTTAACAATATCCTGAAGGCTTACATATTGATAAGACCCCCAATTGGCATCCTCAGGAGCAACGCCACCATTTTCGTAGTACTGATATTGACTAATGTATGCCATGATTATTGTGATTGTTTTTGTTCTTCACCTCCACCAAACTGAACCGCCTCAATCTCACGTATAGACATTCCTGCGTACTGTAGGATTTTTGAGACAAGTTTTATCTCATCTTCTATTGGGACTTCAAAGTCTTGATAGTCAAGTTGAGATTGATTGAACACTGGCTCACCATTTGCCAAGGTTATGTATGTCCATTTAGGGTCTTTTGGATACCTAAAATAAGTAGCATCCACCTCGTTAGCAAGGTTAATGGTTGATGGGTACACGGTAAGTACATTGCCTGCCTGCGTGTAAGCAGGGTACAACTCCGTAGGAGCTGTAAGGTTTGAGTTTATAAGCATTGTAATATTCGAATGCGTTACCTTCTCCGCTTCACCTTTAAAGACTCTAGTGACACCAGATGCATCATAACAAAGAACTTTGTTAATCATAAAGTAATCAAATCCAGTAGTTGAAGCAGATGGAAGGAAGAATCTATTTGAAGCTGCGGTGACCTGAGTAAGAGTAGATGTAACTATAAACGTTTCAACAGCCTCTTCTAATGCTTTACGCAAATCAGAATAGTCAGTGCCCGACATCCGAGCGTTCTCCATATTTGTTATCTTGTTGTACTCAGAGAAGAACTCTTCGAATATTTCCATCTGGGCTTGCTTGGCAAACAAGTTAAAGTCTGACGGAGATATGTACCCATAGTTGTTCTTGTTTAAAACGGATAGGACCGTATTTCTAACAGAGTTTATCATTTTTTCGCCTTTTTACAAATATACATAAAAAAAGAGGGCACAAAAAATGCCCTCATTTTCAATTGTTAACAAACCATTTTAACCATTTATGCCAATATAGCTTCCAACATTCTCAGTCCATCAATGCCCTCATCACTCTGTAGGAACCCGCCTGCAATTTCATAAGGGTCCTCACCATAAGGGATTGACATCATTTTCTTTTTGTTGGTCGCTGTATTAAACCAAATCTCTTTATCATTGTTTCTCAAAACCAATAACTTGTTTTCGAAGAACATTCTGATTTTAGCTTGAAACTTTAATTCAGGGTCATTCAATATACTTAAGAACTCTCTAGGTTCTGTCTTGGCAAACACCAAGATGTCACGCTTTAATTCAGCAGTGGATACCGTAGATGGGTCCTTGCCAAACATTACTCTAGTAAGAGTTTCAATCTGTTCAATAGTTAATTGACGTGCTTCTACTAATGCCTCTACTTCTAGGTTTAAATCATCAACCTGTTCAGCAGCTTCTTTCTCCTTGTCTACTTCACTAAATATAAGTCCATTCAATGGATGGTAGTGAAGGAACTGTTGTAGAGCAGGATTTTGCTTTGGGACTCTTAAGAATCCATCTTCAAAAATGATGGGCTCAATGATTGCGTTTCCATCTTGCTCGTCTTCAAATGGAGACTTTTGATTTGATGCATATCTAAGTGCACGATTGACATTGTTCTTCTCGTCAAACCACATTAGAGGGTATCTAGGATGGTTTCTTGATGCCAATGTATAAGACAGCGGATTGCCGTTCTTTAGTTTGTAGACCTTGTCTACAGGGATATTCTTTGCCATTTGTTATTGAATTTAATTTGATTTAAAATTTAAAAAGAGAGTGTCCTGCAGGACACCCTCAGTTAGTTGTTACTTTTTTGCTTTAAGCTTATTAACTACTTCTTTAGCTCCAGACTTGCCCGTAGTACCTTGTTTTGCTAGGTTTCCCTTTGATGTAACTTTTCCAGCTGCATTCCTCATAGTATAGTTGTAGGTCTGCTCATCTGGCTTATTCATGTTTGTGGTATCAATTGACATTCTATATCCTTTTTTACCCACAGCAACATCCATTAATGGTGCTCTCTTATTAATAGTACTAGACTTCTTTGCTGGTTCGTCAACAATTCTAGAGGCTTTTACTGTAACCTGAGGGAGTGTTTTTGGTCCCGGGCCTTTTTTCTTTGGTACAGGGTCTCCTCCTTTTTTCTTAATAGCCATAATGTTTTTTATTTAAAGGGTAAAAGAGGGGCCAATTGGCCCCTCTATTTATTTATCATCCGTATCTGAACAATACGAAGTTGTTTGCACCTAAGGTACATACACAACGCTCAGATAGGAAGTTTACCTCCATTGCATCAAGGTCGCTAGTTTGTGCCCCACCAGCAGAACCTGTAATCCAAGTCTTGTAACGTCTGTCTTCAGCTTCAGAAGCTCTGTAACGTACGTGCAAGAATGGACGCTTAGCGTTCTTACCCATGATTTGGTCATACACTGAAGTAGAAC